GATGCACACCCAAGAGGACCGGGTGGTAATCGTGAAGAAGAGATTATCGGTAATCATTCTTTCAATATCAACGATGATATCAAAGGTAGAGTCGGTGGTGATTCGGTTGTCACCTTTGAGAAATCTAAAATTCAAATTGTTGGTGGTGGATATGATTTGGATGTTACGGGTAAGGAGATGGGTTCAAACGAGGGTGGCGATGGTATTTACATATCAACGGGTTCTAACTACACCGTGCTTGCAAAGACCGATATATCGCAGACAACTATATCAGGTATCATGTCTATTAAATCTGGTAGCACACTGAACATGAAGTCAGCAGCTGCAATGACAATAAACTCTGAGAGTACACTGAGTGAGATTGTTGCATCAAACACCACAAGAACAACTGGCGGAACTCATACACATAGTATTGCAGGGATACACACTATTGATTATAACGGTGATGCACATGTCCGTTACGATGCTGACTATTATAAACACGTTGGTAAAGATACATATCTCTATGTTGCTGCTGGTGTTAACCATACTCAAACAGATTCGCCCACAAGAACAAGTGTCGTAGATGTTACCGAAACAACTGTGAATAATTTGTAGGAGATTAGAATGGTTGATTTTAAAATTCCAAATTTGTGTGGTGCTAGTCCAGAACTGAATGATGTTCTATCTAAACTTGCTGATGCGAAAGCAGACGCAAAGGCAAAACTTGATGAAGCTGCATCTACTGCTGCAGCTGCGTTTGGAGAAGCTCAGAATGAACTTGCGGGTCTGAAGGATAAACTTCAATCAATTGAGATACCAACTCTACCGAAGTTAAATTTACAAGCAGAGATAGCAGGGCTTGCCTCACAGATACCCGGCACTCCATCTTTTCTTTCTGCTCTTGCAAAAATTAAAACAGAGTTTGGAGATGACATCAAGTCCGCTGGTTTAGAGTTAGATAGTCTTGTTAGTAGTGCTACCTCGGCAATATCAGGTGGTGGTGATATTTGTGCTCTCGTTCCTAATCTTGAGAAAGATGCGGGGAGTACTGAACCAGCAGTGCAAAAACCTATTGCACCAAAACAAGCAGCTGTTCCTGCCGTAACTGAAGCTTCATCTGTGGTAAAACAGAACCCTGCTGTAGAGACAAAGGTTGTAGAGATAAAAACAAAGACGGAATCTTATGTGGTTACTAAAACTCCACCAACAGAAGATACGGGTTCATATGTTGTTGCAACAGAAACAAAGAAAATATCTGTTAAACAAACTGTTGTGACGGTGACAACAGACAATACACAATCCAATGTTGCATCTCCAAAGTCAACTGGTTTTGTGCGTAAATTTGATACTAAAACAGAAAGGTTAAAAATTGATCAATTAGAAATTTCTGAAGAATCAATAATAATCAAAAATTTAAAACATCATCCTTCTCGTATTCGTCGTGTATTAATTCATCCGACTGACGCTGATATCAGTGCTCTTGGTATTCTTGTAGAACCAGAAAGTGATTTAATTCAACTGGGAACTGAGGTTGAAGCTAGCCTTGTGGGAGCTACGATCAGTCAATGGAGAAGAGAAAAAAAACCACCATACTATAAAAGTAAGCATGGACCACATATGATAGAAATTGTAGATGGGGGTTTGGATTCTGCTGGGTTCTCACCAATTATTGGTCTGGATGGTAGTGTTAGAATTGTAAGCTCAGATGCTATACCCAAATCAAATCACCCCGGCAATGTTAAAGCTGTAGCAACATACAGATTGCCGGGCTCTAAAGGTGGTGTTATTAAGGAGTATACATCCCCCCGTTCTGGTCGTGGTTTCTTTAGAGATAGTGGACAAAGAATCCGCACCGGATCATATGAAAATAAAATGTTCAAAGGGTATGCTTTGATGATTAGTTATGATTATCAAAGCAATTATGATCCTGACGTAAAGACATAAATACAAACACATATAGAGGAGTTATATTATGGGAAAGAAAAAATCAAGAGCGACACAAACATCAAAGGGTGAACGTAATAATGTTTGTAAGGCTACTACTAAGGCAGTTCGTAGAAATTATATGAATAACGATCTTGCGAGAATGAGAAATCAGTTTGATGCATTTAACAAGGGTAAGAATGTTGTGGTGACTATTCCCAACCCAAATACAAATGAAACCAACAAACGATTCATTCGTGTAAGTGCAAAGGACGTTTGGAAGTCTAATAATAAGTTTATGATGAAACAAAACACATCAGAGAGTGTATAAATAATACTAAAGAGGAATACACATGGGTTGGAGAGATGCATATACTGACGGTTCGTTTCAAGGTGAAGACCGTGCAGCTCAACTGTATTCTGATATTGATTTATTCTTTGGACCAAAGACGGGAACGGGTGATGTTAATAAGGTAACTAATTTTACGGCAGTCAAACGCTCTGTAAGAAATCTTGTACTAACAAATTTCTATGAGAAACCCTTTCACCCAGAAATTGGTTCTGGTGTAAGAGATATTCTATTTGAACCTATGACGCCAATCACTGCATATGTTCTAACTATGAAGATCGAAGAGGTGATTGAGAACTTTGAACCAAGAGCTAGACTCGTTGGAGTTCGAGCTCAACCTAATCTTGACAACAATGCATATAATGTTACTATTGAGTTTTATGTTGTTAACGCCCCAACAGAACTTGTGAATATGGAAGTTCTATTAGAGAGATTACGATAATGGCAGCGACTAGAAAAAGACTCAGTGTAACAGAATTTGATTTTGATGAGGTTAAGGATAACCTAAAACTTTTCATGCGAAATCAAACAGAGTTTAAAGACTATGACTTCGAAGGTTCTGGTCTGAGTGCGCTCCTTGATGTTCTTGCGTACAATACGCATTATCTTGGTTTCAATGCGAACATGCTTGCAAACGAAATGTTCCTTGACTCCTCACAGTTGAGGTCAAGTGTGGTTTCGCATGCGAAAACCTTGGGATACACCACTCGTTCTGCAACGGCATCTAATGCGGTTGTTGACGTTTTTCTTAACACAACGAATGCAAGCGCAACGATGCCAGCAGGAACGGTGTTCAGTGCTAGTGTGGATGATGAATCTTATCAGTTTGTAACCATATCTGAGGTAACTGCATCTAACAGTGGTTCAAACATTGTCTTTGATGATATTAGAATTTATGAGGGGAGTTATGTTTCAAGTCGATATGTTGCTGACACTCAGAATGTTGAACAGAGATTTCTAATCAACGATGATCGTGCAGATACAACGACTCTTTCGGTTATAGTTCAAAACTCTGCAACGGATACCACACAGACAACTTTTACTCAAGCAACAGATATTTCTGGACTAACCTCTACATCGAATGTATATTTTATTCAAGAGGTTGAGGGTGGTCAGTATGAAATTTATTTTGGTGATGGTATTCTGGGTTCTGCGATAGAAGATGGTAACATTATTATTATGCAATATGTTGTGACCAACAAGGGCGCAGCTAACGGTGCAAGTACGTTTACTTCATCTTCTGCAATCGATACGGTCAATAGTGTTAATGTTGTTACTGTTTCAAATTCTGCTGGTGGATCAGAACCAGAGAGTATTGAATCTATCAAGTACAACGCACCTCTGGATTATGCATCACAGGGAAGGTGTGTTACAACAGAAGATTATAAGACATATGTTAAACAGTTGTTCGCAAATACTCAAGCGGTTTCTGTCTGGGGCGGTGAGGATGGTTCGTTCAACGATGTTACTGGTGTGTCAGACATTGCAGAGTATGGTAAAGTATTCATTAGTGTCAAGTCAACGACAGGACTAAATCTAAATGAAGTCCAGAAAGCCCAGTTGGTCACAAACTTGGCACCGTTTACTGTTGCCTCTATTACTCCTGTGGTTGTTGACCCAGAAACACTTAATCTAATTCTCAATGTTAATTTCAAATATGATACTAACGCAACATCTAGTGCAAAGGAAACAATTGAGTCCTTAGTTAGTAAAACTGTGACCTCGTTTAATAATGACAACCTAAAAGTATTCAGTTCAGTGTTTCGTCACTCTCAGTTTACAG